CGCCGCAGCCCTCTCAGACACGTTCAGACCACGCGCAGGCAGCCCCAACTCCCTCAGACGGTCCAACACACCCGCCCCAAGCCCGATGCTGTCCACAATGATCTCCGCAGGCCTCAGACCCGGCGCGCTCGTGTCATACTCAACCTTCACAGCCCCCGTCAGCTGCATCAGGTCCATATTCCGCCACACCTTCAGCGGATGCACCTTCGGACCCTGTCTCTTGCACAAAACACTGCTGTCATTCCCATGCCGCGCGCAATCCAATCCCCAGATCGGCGTCGTATGCGCGTCAATCTCAACCTCATTGGCCTGCGCACGCTCAATCAAGTGAACCGGAACGACCGTGTCCTCTTCAGCAGGCGGGAAATTTCCCAACACGCGAATGTGATACGCCGGACTGTCCTCGCCATACCGCATCATCATCTCGCCAATAAAGTCATCGCTGACCCTCGGACTATCAATGCAACTGACGTGCATCGTGTACCAATCATCCTTCAGCCGATGATGCGTGTCGTAAAACAGCCCCGTGTTCCGCGTCGGGTTCCCCGTCAAAATCGTCGTCGCACTATGCCCCGACATAGACCCCGCCGCACTCTCAAACACCGCCTCAGGCACACCGCTGGCCTCGTCAGCAATCAACAGCACATGCGGACTATGCACCCCAGCCAACGCTTCAGGCTGTTCAGCACGACTGGTCCGGCAACTGATAAACGCATCCGCCGCGTGGCTCTTCAACTCGATCCTGTCAGCCTTCACCTCCAGCAACTGATCAAACGGCGGCTTCAGCATCTTCGTCATCCGCTTCACCTCGGAAAACAAAGCGTCAAACAACTGAGAACTGGTCGGAGCGGTCATAACCACCTTGCCAGGCACCCGCCAAACCAAGTGCCACAAGGCAACCATGGCAACCGAACTGCTGTTGTGCGTTACATGGAAATCATCGGTCAGATACAGGCTATCCTCCGCATCAACCGTGATACACATGCCATCCATCACGCCAACCGGCTCAATGCTATCAATCCAGCGCTTCAAATACCGCTCTTCACTGGCAGGCTTGAACGCCGCACGCCGTTTCTCATGCACAAACGGATTGTCCGGCACCTGTATCGTCGCGCGATAAGACAACCGCCCATCCTGCAGGTTTCCGTCGCCGTTACGGTATCGAGGATACTTCACCGCCGCCTGCTTCATCGCCTTGTAGCCCAGCGACCTGGCCAACCAGACAACATCATCCAGCAATCGCTCACTTGAACTGGAATAGCCGCAAGACCCGCTCTTGTTGACCTCGCCGTCGCCGTCCATCAAGCCCTCAAACAAGGCCCGACGCTGCGCAACACTGGCAAACTTGTAAGCGTCAGGAATGTATTTCTCCCAACTGCGACACGAAAAGATCGGGTCAGAATCCCAGTTTACCTTGGTAATACCAACCGAACTTCCGTTTGACCTGATCGTCACATCACCGTGATGCCGCGCAGCCAGCTTTTCACGCACGGCAGGGCTGGCCTTCGTAACCACACCACGGCTGCCATCACTGATCCAAACTCCCATCACATACGGATCAAGCGGCAAACCCTCCGCATGAGCAAACCGAACCGCCCCCTGAATGGGTATCTCCCACTGCCGAGCCATGCCAGAACCGTTTCGACGCTTAACACCAGCCTCAAGCAGTTCCTGCGTCTCCATGATCCGCCAGTCCAAGTCCCTTCGGCGCTCATTCCTGCCCTTCACGACCCACTCATGCTCGCCAGACACCACAACGCTCGACCGATCATCAAACGTAACCCGATAATGCTCTCGCCGGTAATCGTTCGTGGCGACCACGCGCGTCGGAACACCGTCAGCACCGAACACGTAATCCCCGACATTGATGTCGCCCCACTTCACTCTTTTCATGCCAATCGCCTCCAAATGACCATCTGGAGACGATACGACATGACACGGAATCAGGCAATCATAATCAAACGTATGGCCTTTGCCCACACCGTGCCCTGACCGAACACTCACACGCCGTTGAGTCGGATCAGCCACAACACGCAGAAACTCCTGCTGCCAAGGGTCCGGCTCAACGCCGATCACCTCCCTGGCAAAAGCAACCGGGTCATTCCCATAACGCCGGGCCAGCTGCAAAAACGGGTTTTTAGGTTCCTGCTTGGTCAAAGGTCAAAACCCTCTTGCTGCGGTTCGCCGCGCTTTGGCGGCTCAATAAACAAGTCCGGCTGGCGATAAGCTTCTTCGACGCGCTTGCAAGCTATGTCGAAGTAGTCCGGGTCAAGTTCGATGCCGATGCCCTTGCGGCCTAGCTTGGCGCAGGCAACGAGGGTGGTTCCGCTGCCCATGAAAGGGTCAAGGATAGTTTCGGCGTTTGGTAGAAAGCCAAGGCACCATTCCATCAGGGCCACGGGTTTCTGGGTGGGGTGCCCAACGCGCTCTGCGTTGGTCGCCGCAATGGTCCAATCAAAAAGCCGCGCATTAGCGTCAAAATTGGTCCATGCGTGTTCGCAATCAGCCATAGTGCGGACTGCATCGCGCTTATACCACGTCAGCCAGCACCGCGAAGGCGGGAGGCCCATATAATTCCCGCCCCAAATTATCGCGGGGGTCGTGCCAATCCAATCTAAAATAGGCGGTTTCGCGTCCCAATCGTAGTCAGCGCCCGCAAATTTTTTTCCCCAGGTGCCGCCCTGTAGCTTTTGTGCAAGTCCATACGGCGGGTCCGTCACCACCGCATCAACCTCGCCAAGCACCGGCATCACCTCAAGGCAATCGCCCTGATACAACGTGCAGTCGCCAATGACCTCTTTGCGCTTCCATGGGTCAGCCATTGCCGATCCTCCTAAACAGCGCCCGCAGCGCCCATGAACGAGCGAACGACAGGCAGAAAAACATCAGCGTGACCGCCACGCTGCCAGACGCCGTGTAGCCAAGCACAAAAAACGTTGCAGCCCAAGAAACAATCAAGCCGATCACGGCATTCGCCAGAGCCTCCGTCGCGTCGCGCCTCATTCCACACCCTCCACAAAGCCAAATCCGCTGTCAGGCTTAAGGAGGTTCGGCAGGTTTGGCAAATTTTTTCGAGACGGCTTTGACCTTTTGCAGAAGGGGAGGGGGTGGGTAGCTCGGTCTGTTTTGGCCGCCTGAGCAATGACCCCCGCCGCTGCGATCAAGGGGGGGGGTCTTTTCGCCAACCGTGCCGCCAAATCGGCCCCGGATTCTACCAATTTAACATAATACCGCCGATAATACCCATTATGTTAACTCGCAAACCTAGCAATATCAATGACTTAGCGAATTATGGGCTTTGATAACACCGGGTCAGGTTGAGAATGTGCAATTTGCGGCCACCAGAATGCTTGCTTTGTTAAGCATGTTGCTTGCTTTGTTAAGCATGTTGCTTGCTTTGTTAAGCATCTGGTGGCACGCGCGCGCCCGCATCCCCGACCGTTCCAGGTGTGCGATTTCGCGGTAAAAAGGTGTTGACAGTATGTGCGGTTGCACATAGCCTAGAGACACAAACAACAGAGGAAACACCATGAAAACTTATGTTATCCACGGGAAAGAGCACGATTGCGAGGAAGCAGAACGCTACCTTTCCGCCTTGTTTTGCGATATGGCAAGCGACCTGGGAATTGACTATGGGGACGATGCTGCGGCCTGGCGTGAGTTCTTCAACGATTGGACTGATGCACTTTGTAAAGACGGCACCATTTGTGAAAACTCTTACAATGATCTATGCCCTATTGGGGAGCGTTTTGAATGATCCGGCAAGCGCTTATCAACCTGCTAGGCGTCGCGTTCATCGCCGCGCCTACCCTTGTTCTTCTGGCAATGTGAAAGGGAAAGCCAATGGAGTTTTACCGTATATTCTATACTGGCCTTAATGTCAGTGACACACACATTCAGATGCGTGAAGCAATGCGTTGCGCAGCTAACGCTGCATGGTGTCGCGACAATGGCCACCATAACAGCGCGGCATTGAACGCGCATTATTCATCGCTTGTATTGCGCGCACCCCAGAAGACACTCGCAAGGTAAGACATTCCAGCTAGGCAAGCCCTGCATTGGGCTTGCTCATGGTGCAATGTCGCGCCCATAAAAAACAGAGGAAAGACTCATGACTCTTTATATTTCCAAGCCCGAGCTGTTCGCCGCAGCTGCCCGCTTTGTCTCAACCGAACAAACACGCCCCTATCTCAACGGCGTTGCGGTGCAGCCTTGCCCTAACGGTGGCGCGTTCATCATTGCTACCAATGGCCACGCTATGTTTGTGGCGATTGATGACAATGCGACGTGGGAACAAGAGGAACCCGCAAGCGCCATCTGGCACGTTGCCAAGCCTAAGCTTCCAGCATCCGCATTCAAAGCGTTTGCGCTAGTTTTGGATGGCGTAACTGCCCAATTCCAAGACCAAAGCCTATCGCCCGCCCATGTTATCGCTTGCCGCAAGGATACCAGCAACACGTTTCCGGATTGGACGCGGATCATTCCCGAAACTACTGCGGACACTGTGCCCATGGACAACCTTGCCTTTGACGCGGCATATATTGCGGATTTTGCCGCAGTCACAAAACAGCTCAACACGTCTCGCAGGACTGCCTTTGTTGCTCGAGTTTCCCACGAAACCGGCCCCGCGCTTATCTCAATCGGCGGCCGCAGGGATTGCTTTGGCGTGCTTATGCCTATGCGGATCGGCGCGTCGTATGAGGCAGGCCATGCAAACGGTATGGTGGCTAAGGATTGGATTGTAGAACAGCTACGGCCAGCGCAGGCAAGCGCAGCAGAGTAAAACACACAAGGCCCCTTCGGGGGCCTTCTCATTACCAGAACACAAAGAAACACCATGCATCTACCCACTGACACAAAATCGGCACGCAAGGCCTTAGGCCTGTCCGTTGAGCAGTTAGCAGAAGCGCTTGAAACAGACCCGCTAACAATCCGCAGGATGGAACAAAGCGAAACCGCCAAGACCTACCGCAAACCAGCAAGGCGGATGAAAAAGCTAGTACAGGCGTACCTTGCCGGTTTCCGCCCCCCTGACTGGCCAGCCTGACCACCTCAAAACAGCAACAGACGCCCTAGGTTCACGCCTAGGGTTTTTTTGTGCCTATGTGCCGGTGCCCATATTAGCCCCGTGACCATGGGGATAGCCTCATGACACAGGCTAAGCGCCGTCACGATTGGCTCAGGCGCTAACCAAAACCACCACATCAGCCCCATGACCGAACGGTCAGCCCATCCGCACCGACCCCTGCGGAGGCTCTCACAACGAAAACTCATCTGGAAATCTTGATTTCAAAAAATCAGATTTGATTTCCATTTCGAACCCCCTCTTTGTTTTGGCAAATAGCCCTGAGAGCCTCTGAGAGCCTCACTGAGCGGCCTGATCGTCTTCTAGGCTGTCCCACTCCCCCTCGATGGCTTCCTCGCCCACAGCGCCCGCTATGAGCGCCGCAGCCTGAGCGTGCAAGTCTTCCACCTTCAGCGTGATCGTGCTCTCTCGTTGCCGCACGTCATACTGCGCGTTCAGCTTACCCGCGATCCACTTATCCGTATCGACCTTGAGCCTGGCCATGTTGACTTCAGCCGGGTCGCTCACGTTCTGCGCGGTATCAACGGCTCGGGCCGCATAGGCATGACCCGCGTTTGCCAACGCCGCTTCATACCTTTCCTTCCTGCCCTTACCTCTGTTGATCCATTGGTAGAACAGGTTGAAGCCCAGATCATACTCAGCGGTCAGCGTCCTGATGCTTTCCCCATCGGCAATGCGCCCGAGGATAACGTCCTCCCCGACCGCATCGAGCCTTGCCATTTTCTGCTCTCCGATTTTACCCATTTTTGCCTTCCTTTACCTTCCACATAACCATTGGCAGTTTCGTTTTACTTCTGTCCGTGACGCGCTTATCGAGCCACCCCTTTGAGTGCATTGCGCCCAGCGTCGCCGTGATGCTTTTCTTCTGATCTGGAAACTTATCAGCGATCTGCTGCGTCGTCATCTCGCCGTCCATAGCTTCCACGATTTGCTGCTCTACACCTTCCAGCCCGACGGGTGCATCGTGCATGAGCCTGACCTTCTTGGCCATTATGCGTCCGTTCGGGCTGGTGACTTTGCGAACCTTGATCCAACCTTTCGCCTCCATCCTGATGATCGTGTTTCTGACGCAGGTATCGGATCGACCTGTCTTCTCCACCAGGTCCGCTGCCACGACCCAGTTCTTTCCACCGACGACGGCGTCCAGTTCCTTTAGCGCCTGAATGACTGCCGCTTGGTTTTCCAGCGCGCTTTGATTTACGAGCGGTGCGCTTTTCTTCTGCATAGCGCCCCTGACCCTTGCGGTTCGCTTGGCGATTTCCTTGGCATCCTTTTCGAGAAGCTCCCGATACCTGTCTTCCCCGATCAGCTCGATGATGCGTGGCGCAGTTCCTTTGACAATCTTTGTGGCGACGACGTGGGCTTTGTGGATTGGCGTCAGAGCAAGTGTCATTGTTGGTCTCCTTTGAGGTTGATTATATCACCATGGTTCCAGAACTCTGGTGCACGCATCGTGTAATGACAATTTCATGTGTGCTGTCGTTGTTCAACAAAAATCACCTCGTTTTCCCAACGCGCCAAGGCCCACCCCGCCAAGCCCCCCAAACCAGCCTTGGGGACCAAAGGGCGCAAGGGCGCAAAGTTTTCAGTCGCTCTATATAAAAACTGTACACTTCAAAATTTCCCCCTTTTTCTACAGTCTACAGTTTTTTCACTGACTTCTTACTTTTCTTCTCTCTTTGATCCCTAAAGAAGAAAAAGTATAAGAAAATAAGGGAAAAATCAGGGGCGCAAAGTGTTTTACTTTGCGCCCCACTTTGCGCCCTTTGGTCACTTTGCGCCCCTGCCACCATCAAAACGGCACGTCATCGAGGTCTGGCCCAGAGGCGTACCACTCCCTCACCGCCGCCTTCACCCCCTCAGAATCGAGACTTTGCGCCCTTTTGAACCACACATAGTGATGGTTTGCGCCCACCTTAATCCTGCGCCCATCGACCTGCGAAAACCCCATATCGCGCAACACATTCGCCAGTGCGCGCTTCTGCGGAAGCTCCTTCGTGTCAATACACGCGGCGTCACTTAGGTATGTCACATCGAGGATATTTTCGTTCACAATCGCGCAGCGGTAGTCCTCAATCGCCTCCTCAATGGCGACACGATCATCGCTTTTATTCGCTGCCCTCATCTCGGACACCCCCTTGGTCAGAGGCGCTCGACCGTGCGGGTTAAAGTCCGCTGACAACTTGCGGTCCATCAAGAACCGACCGATGGCATCTGCGCGCCTCTCTGTCTCTGAGAAAAGCGTGTCAAAGTATCTGGCTGTTTCTGTCTCGCCACCGTGCTGTTCAAACAGGTCCTCTTTCCTGCTCTGCCTGCTAAAGATGACGCAGTAGCGGCGGTCATTATCGCTCATCGGCACCGCGTCCTGGTGGTTAGTGGTCATCATGTACGATGAGAAGTTCGGCGCGTGGTAGGCTGTGCCGCCCTTCGGCTCGACTGCGATGGCGTTGTTCGAGATCATCGGCTTGAGTTGATCGAGAATACGCCACTTGTTAGTGCCGCTGATGCGTATCTCTTCGATGCCAACCAGTCTTGACCCGACAGCCCAATCGTTAAAGGGTCGTTCGATCATCGACGTGTTGATTGTTCTGGCGTTGGTGCCAAGCAGGTACTGCATGACGTTGTAGAAGTACGTCTTGCCGTTACCCTCGACGCCCCAGATCAAAAGGCCCCATCGCACACGGTTCTGCGGCCTCTGGTACACATACGCCATGAAATCAAGAATGATCTCCCGCTCTCGCGGCTCTTCAAACGTGTTTTCCAAATGTTTAAGGAAGAGGTCCACGACGCCCTGTCCGTCCGCGTCGATTGTGGGCGCTGGCTTGATGCCGCTGTCGTGGTAACTGTTAACGAACTGCTTGCCCTCGGTCTCGAAGATTTCGGGTTGGCCCGGCCAGTACATTGTTCGCACGACTGTTGGTATTTGCACAAAGGTCAGGGCGTAGGTGGCGGCGTCCATCTCCATTGACGCGCACTCTGGCATTCTGTCGAACTTGGCCCGAAATGCCTCTTTCCTGATCGCGTAATCAGAGACATTCGTGTTCACGAAGAGGCAGTCGGCTTCGGCGTAGACCCATCCTTCCAACCAGTCTGGGGTATCCATGCCCCCATCGTCTCTGGCGATACGCTTGACGACGGGCCTGAAGGCGCTTTTGACTTCACGCAAGCCCATTTTCGCGTCTTTGGCGTAGACCTCATGCACGATCTTGGCCAGCATTGACCTTATGTCCGGGGGCATCTGCACGTCGTTGAGCGCCTGTACGCGCCGCTTGAAGGCGTTATAGCTTTCTCGGTCGCAGACTGCCTCTGCCTCTTGTTCAAGCGTCTGTGTGACCCCCTGAGAACCTTTCTGGACGGCCTCGCCCTTGAGGCCTCCAACGGCCTTGATAAGCGTGGCCATCGTCACTGGTGAAGCGTGTCCACCAAAGGATTTCCACTTAACCTTCATGTGCCGAGCGTCGTGCTTGCTGGACTTCTCGGACCATTTGACCCATTGATCGAAGCCTTTACCCTCGGTCTGATGGTAGATCGCCATGCCGACACGTAACCAGTCGTCATACTCAAGACCTTCTGCGGGGTAGCTGGCCAAAAGAATGGCGACCTGATCAAGACTAAGATCAAGCGGTTCACTGGCGACTGCGATTGCCAGATCGTCGAGATCGTTGTCTTCAAGCTCACTGGCCTGCACGATACCCCCTGCCGTATGTTCCGGGACGGACCACGGCTCGCCGTCTTGGCGCAGAGACCAAGGCTCAACACCGTGGCGGTGGCTGGGAAGGAACATGAGCTGGTTCATGGTATAGGAGCAGTCGTCGGGATCGCCCAGATCAATGGCGTCACGGATCGCGTTGACGATTGCCGCGTACTCGGTCTCACCCACTGGACGAGAAAGAGGGATTGCCAGCCGAAAGCGCGGGGCCTCTGGTGTGTGGCGGAACGTCGTGTACGCAACGAAGGCTGTGTCAGGTAGTGAAATCTGTAGGCTGAAGCCTATGTCTTCGACGGTGATATCGGGTTCGAGGTCATCGTAATCAAGTATTGCGACTGTCCGCAGGGCGATGTTCGCGGCCCGTCCGACACTCTCGTCTTTGCGCAGCCCGCCGATGATTGCTGCGCGCTTGATGCTCTCTTCTTTGGAGGCGTACCCAACTGACCTGGTAAGCGACTTGGTGAAGGTCGCCCAGTCGGTCTCACGGGTTTCGGCATGTGCGAAGTTTTTACAGTATGTGAATTTAAGCATCATCATCGGACCCTTTTGCAGACTGAAGAGATGTGAAAACCTCTTGAAAATCAAACCTGTAATGTCCGTTCGGGAGTTTGATCGAAGGTATGAGGTTGTCGTTGGCGAGTCGCAAAACGGTGTTCTTCGTCACCCCTAGCGCCCTCGCAAGTTCGCTTGATCTCATCATTTGACTGTTCCGTATCGTTGCGTATTGACGTAAATCGTTGCATATCGTATAGCCAATCGGCAAGCAAGAAAAGGAAGCCTAGAATGTTAGAAGAAGAAATCGTCAAGCTGCGCCAAGCCGTCCAAGCGTTGACCGCTCAGCTTGCAAACTTTCAGGTGATGGGCGCTGCACCAAAACCTGTCGCTACACCAGAACCTGTCGCTGAACCAGAACCTGCCTCTGCACCAGAACCTGTCGCTGAACCAGAACCTGTCGCTGCACCAGAACCTGTCAGCAAAGACGCTATCACCATGGCGGAATTGCATGAGATTGCCTTGGTGGTATCGCGCGAAAAGGGGCCGAAGTTTGTGAAGAGCATCCTTGGTGAGTATGGTGGGAAACGCATCGGTGTTATAGGCGCGGTCCACTATCCGGCAATTAAAGCGGCTTTTGAAAAGGCGTTGGCGGAATGACCGCTCATGCAAAACTTGGTGCCAGCAATGCGCACCGCTGGTTGGTCTGCGCCGGATCGGTTGCTGCCGAAGAGGGTCTTGAAGATAAAACGTCTCCCTTTGCCGAAGAGGGTACTCGGGCGCATGAGATGGCCGAGTCGTGCTTGGCCATCGCCCACAGTTACCCAGAGCATGTGGATTTCGACGATTGGCCGCTTTATGCGCAAGTGAAGTCTGAGGAGTATCTGACGCACATTGTCGATGACCCCGAGATGGGTGGTCACGTTGCTATGTACGTTGACTACGTTAATCGCCTGATTGCTGATTGTGATCTGTATGCGATTGAGCAGCGGGTGGAGTACAGCGATTGGGTGGATAATGGGTTCGGGACAGCCGACGCCATTGTGTTGTCCGGGAACGTCCTGCACGTCTGCGACTTGAAATACGGGATGGGTGTGCGTGTCGATGCGGAAGATAACCCGCAAGGGATGCTCTACGCTCTGGGGGCTTACGCCAAGTACTCAAAGAGCCACGTGATCGATGTTGTGCGGATCGCTATTGTGCAACCTCGCCTTGATCACATTAGCGAATGGGAGATCAGCGTAGAGCGGCTGCTTGGCTGGGCTGAATGGGTAAGCCAAAGGGCCGAGGCAACGCAGGAGGAAAACGCCGAGCGGGTGCCGGGAGAAAAACAGTGTAGGTTCTGCAAGGCTAAGGCAACATGTGCTGCGCTGAAGGATTACACTGAGTCCATCATCATGGCGGACTTCGACGATCTTGATGATCTGCCGAAGGCTAACACGCTCAATGACGACGCCCTGCGCAAGGCCTTAGACGCCAAGCCCCTGATCGAAGGCTGGTTGTCTGCTGTTGAGCGTGTCATCAAAGAGCGGTTGGAGGGCGGCGATGGGTTCTCAGGGTATAAACTGGTGGAGGGTCGGTCGCAGCGCAGATGGACTAACGAGAAAGCTGCTCAAACTGCTTTGGTTGACCTGGTGGGGGAAGATAAGGCGTTTAACGTGAAATTGATCAGCCCGTCGCAGGCCGAGAAGGTGCTTGGCAAAAGCCGCAAGGGGGATATCGAAGGGCTGATCACCAAGCCGAGCGGTGCACCAACCTTGGCCCCTGAAACAGATAATCGCCCAGCGATCAATTTGAGCGCTGACGACTTTGACGTGATTGACGAGTGAGGCGCCTGTTCGGCGCAACAACCAAGCCTAGAAGGATAAAATCATGGCTAAAATCAAACTGAACAATGTCCGTCTTTCATTTCCGAGCCTGTTTCGGAAGGCCGTGTTCTCCGGTGAAGAGACCAAGTTCGAGGCCACGTTCCTGCTCGACAAGCAGGAGCACGCTGCCAAGATTGCCGAGATCGAGGCGGCGATTGATCGGATGCTGCAAGAGAACTTGAAAGGGGTAAAACTCAAGGAAGACAAGATTTGTCTCAAGGATGGTGACGATATCGACTACGACGGCTACGCCGGGAAAATGTCGATCAAGGCGTCGAACAACAAGCGCCCGAAGGTGCTTGATCGGGACAAGACGCAGCTAACCGAAGATGACAATCGCATCTACGCTGGCTGTTACGTCAACGCAGTGATTGAACTCTGGGCGCAGAACAACCAGTGGGGCAAGCGCATCAACGCGAATTTGCTTGGCGTGCAGTTCTTCAAAGACGGGGAACCGTTCTCGGACGGCGCGGTTGCGACTGACGATGATTTCGACGTTTTTGACGATGATGAAGAGGACTTCATGTAAGGTCTCTCGGGGCCACCTGGTAACGTGTTGCCGAAGGTGGCCCCACCTAAAATTTGCCGAGAAATGGAGGACACCCCTCATGGCGCTCATTCTTGACGTAGAATGCTACACTAACTTTTTTTTGATTTGCTTCATGGACACAGAAAGCGGCAAGACCGGTTCTTTCCAGATGCACGAAGACAAACCTCTGAATGTGTCAAAGGTCGCGCATCTTATGCGTTCCTATACGACCGTTGGGTTCAACAGCTTGAGTTATGACCTGCCGATGATTGCTGCGGCGCTGGAAAACAGGTCGTGTGAAGAACTCAAGGAGATCAGCGACAAGATTATCGGGAGCAACCTGCCGGGCTGGCGGGTCTTGCAAGATATCGGTGTTAATGTGCCGCAAGCGTGGGACCATATCGACATTATTGACGTGTTGCCTGGTAGGGCTAGTCTGAAGGTGTACGCGGGCCGAATCGGCTACCCCAAGTTACAAGACCTACCCATTGAACCCTCTGCAATGGTGACACCAGAGCAGCGGGAGCAGCTTAAGGCGTACTGCATCAATGACGTGCAAGTGACTGCAAAGCTGTATGACATGATGGCAAAGCAGATCGCTTTGCGCGTGGATATGGGAGAACAGTATTCTGTGGACCTGCGCTCAAAGTCGGACGCGCAGATAGCCGAGACAGTTCTAAAGCACGAGATCGAAAGCGTAAGCGGCAAGACGCTGCGTCCGCAGAAAGTACGCGACGACGCGACGTTCAGATACCTTGATCCGAAAATCATCAGGTTTGAGACCGATCAGCTTGCGCAAATACTCAAGCGCGTCTTGGCTGAGGGGTTTGAACTGTCAGGCAATGGTTCGATTAAACTGCCGGAGTGGCTCAAAGATACGCGCATCAAAATAGGTTTGAGCGAGTACCAGATGGGGATTGGCGGGCTGCACTCATGCGAGAAAGGGCGAACAGTAATCGCAGGGTCGGATCATATCTTGGTGGATTTCGACGTGGCCTCGTACTATCCGAGCATCATTCTTCAACAAAAGATCGCTCCGGATAACATGGGGGACGATTTCACACAGATATATAAAAGCATCGTTGAACGCCGCATCGCCGCGAAGCGCGCTGGCGACAAGACGACTGCAGACACTTTAAAGATTGTCGTCAACGGTTCGTTCGGTAAGTTGGGAAGCAAGTACTCAACGCTCTACGCCCCCAACCTGTTGATCCAGACCACACTTACAGGGCAGTTTGCTTTGCTGATGTTGATTGAGCGCATGGAGAAGATCGGCGCGTCGGTGGTCAGCGCGAACACAGACGGGATTGTCGTCTTTGCTCCGAAGACGCTTCAAGACGATATTGAGGACGTGATCTTCTGGTGGCAGATCGACACGTCGTATGAGCTAGAACGCAGTGATTATTTGGCACTCCATAGTCGTGACGTGAACAACTACGTCGCCGTGAAAGCTGACGGAACCTACAAAGCGAAGGGGGTTTTTTCTGAGCCAGGGCTTATGAAGAACCCGCAGTTCCCGATTGTGTCAGAGGCCGTGGCCAAACACCTGAGCGGGCAGGGGGACTATCGTGACGTGATAATGTCCTGCAAGGACATTGGGCGGTTCGTGATGCTGCGCAAGGTCACTGGTGGAGCCATGTGGCGCGATGAGTCGTTGGGTAAGGCCGTGCGGTTTTACTACAGCACAGAGGTCGGGTCGGACGAGACGATCAGCTACGCTAAGAACAGCAACAAGGTGCCGCAGTCCGACGGGGCCAGACCATGTCTCGATCTGCCAGACGGGTTCCCGCAGGACGTTGATATCGAGCGGTACGTTGGGATGGCGCAAATGGTGTTTAAGCAAGTGGGGGTAAGCCATGCTTGAGCGCGACGTTGAGCGGGCGTTTGTGCAGCGCGTTAAGGCTCTTGGCGGGATGGCTGAGAAATTCGTTAGCCCTACACGCAGGGCTGTCCCTGACCGCATCGTTACGCTGCCTGGAGGGCGCATCATATTTGTAGAATTGAAGGCCCCTGGGAAAAAGCCAACAGACCTTCAAGCCCGAGACCATGAGCGCCGTCGCGCTTTAGGTTGTGATGTGAGGGTGATTGATAGCATGGAGGCGGCTCGTGCTTTCGAGGGGTGATCTGCATAAATATCAAGAGCGCGCGGTAGACTTCATCTTGAAGGAGCAGCGCGGGATGCTGGCCCTCGATATGGGGCTTGGGAAGAGTGTCTCCACACTAACAGCCATCAGCGACATGCTTGGTGCTATGATTGCAAGCAAGGTGCTGGTCATAGCCCCACTACGTGTTGCGAATAGCGTGTGGGCGCAGGAGGCGGGCGCGTGGAGCCACCTTAACCATTTGAGGGTGTCAGTATGCACAGGGCCGGAGAAGGCTCGCAGGGCGGCTCTCAGCCTCGATGCGGACGTGTACGTTATCAACCGCGAGAACATCATGTGGCTGGTCGAAAATTACGGACGCCGATGGGATTTCGACACGGTGATCATTGACGAAAGTTCGTCGTTCAAGAACTCGTCCAGCAAGCGTTTCAAGGCCCTCAAGAAGATGTTGCCAGCGATTGAGCGTATGGTGCTGCTAACGGGTACACCATCGCCAAACGGCTTGCTGGACATATGGCCGCAGATGTACCTGATTGACTACGGCCAGCGCCTTGGTCGCACTCTGACGGGATACAAGCAGCGCTTTTTTGAGCAGGACTATATGGGGTATCGATATACCCCTCGCGCAGGGTCTGCGGACCGCATTCACGAACTGATCGGTGACAAGGTAATCCATATGGCGGCTGAAGATTATCTTGATCTGCCTGACCGGATTGACATTGAGCAGCGCGTTGACATGCCACCGAAGGCGTTGGCTGATTACAAGGCATTCGAGCGTACGATGCTCGCCCAACTAGAAGACGAAGTGGTCGAGGCGACAACTGCGGCGGTGCTGGCCAACAAGCTGCTCCAATGGTCGAACGGCGCAATGTACACCGACGAGAACAAAAACTGGTCAGAGACGCACAAAGCTAAGCTGGACGCGCTTGCGGATATTGTTGACGACAACGAGGGCGAAAACATCCTCGTTGCGTACAACTACAAAAGCGATCTTGAGAGATTGCTTGCGCGCTTTCCGCAGGCGCGTGTCTTGGATAAGCAACAAGATACGATTGACGCTTGGAACCGTGGGGAAATCCAAATGCTGCTGGCCCATCCGGCTTCGGCTGGCCACGGGCTAAACTTGCAGCGCGGTGGGGCCTTATGCGTTTGGTTTGGGCTGAACTGGTCTCTTGAGTATTACCAGCAATTCAACGCAAGATTGCACCGGCAAGGACAAACCCGGCCAGTGCGCATCGTGCATGTTGTGTGTAAGGACACAATTGACGAGAGGGTGCTTGGTGTTTTGCGAGACAAGGACGCCGTGCAGGGCGCGTTGTTAAACGCTCTTAAGCCCTAACCATCTGTTCCCATCTCCCCTGCCAGAGCCAAGTAACCGCAGGCGTCAACAAAGCTGTCGAGGTGCGGGCCGTTTGCAAGGCGCGCGATCTTCATCAGCGCCATCATGTTAGCGGCGTCAACGGGCGTGATTATTACTTCGTGCTCAAGGTATGCGGCCCACAGATCGCCAATGCGCTTGAAGCTATCTTCTGGCGGGCCGTAGTGGTCTTGGCGGTCGCCGTTGATCAAGCCGTCGGCAGTTTTCAGGATTTCAGATCGCTTCATTTGCTATCTCCTTCAGCAGCGGGCGACGGAACCGCACTAACGTCGCCCGCTGCGTCAACCGCGCCCAGGGAGGATGAGGCGCGGTGTCTGCGTGTAAATCGAATGAGGGCCATGCGGCAGATGTCACT